AAATATTAATTAAAACCTCATCAGAGATACTATCTATTTTACTATACTTCACCAAAGAAGTCAACCCTTTTTTATACTGAATACCCTTAAATATGTCACGTCTATGTGGCATAGGGAAAGCAGTTATAATCTCTTTCATCGTGGTTGCTTGCTTTGCATTCAACTTAAACTTAGCACCATCATCAGTTTCTACGATTGATACTTTTTTTAATTTCTTACTCTTAATTACTCCCTCAAGAGTCTGAGAATCCTCAATTTTTCCCAATTGTTCCCACATTGGTTTACCTTTAAAACTCGGTCCATAGTCCAGTAAATCAGATGGTGCGGACTCATACCATTCATCACTCACTCTCAATGTCTGCATGCTTATCTCCTTTAAATTGTTGATTTGTTCTATGATCAAAGTAGTAATCACAATAGTGACTTAACCAAATTTGATTTAGCGAATTTCCTTCAATCATATACTTGTCGAAAAATTCTCTATGCTCTTCTTTGACAAGATAAGAATATCTGCCATTTCTGTAAGACAGATATCTTTCACCAAAGAATGTTATCCATTCACCCTTAGACATAGACACCAAATATTTGACGAATCTTTCGCCATTTCTTTAAATCTTCTTCGCTCATCAGTTTCTCAAACTCTTTGTCATTTATTTGAGAATACTTAACAACATCATCCATATCTGGAGTACCATCTTCAAGTAACGGATGAACACCTAAATCGTCACAATACGATTCGACACTTTCAAGAGTTACGAAGAACTCTTCAGGTCTTCTCTTTCTTTTAAAATCAATCATTAACCACACTCCTCTTCAAAAGTATCTTGTCGTTCAAATGTTTGGGATAAATGTTTCAAGTCAGCAATAATTGCTCTAAGTGTTTCAAAGTCTTGACTTTCTAACTGATCAGAAAACCTACTTGTTATCTCAGCCAAATCCATTGCTCTTTCAAAACATGCCTCAGCACGAGGACTTCTAAATTCTACCGTTCCCATTATACTTCCTCCAATTTTTCAGCAATAAACATAACATCTTCAAAAGGGACATTAAACTTTTCAGCAACCTCAACAAGGTCAACTTCCTCACCAGATTCACAAGACTCAACAATGAACTCAGTAATTTCCATTTCTAGATCTTTCATAGAACGATTCCTCCCTGCGTTTTTGAAACCAGTAACGATAAAATCAAAAGGTTTCCTTAGATCTTCATCCATCTTTCCTTCAGTAAACATATCTGCTTCTACATAGTTCCAGATAACGGAACCGTCTTCAGCAAGGTTTTCAGGTCTCTTCGCTCTTTCAATAATAGCATCTTTAAAATCTTCAAAACTAATATCAATCATTATTTCACCCTCCCAGGAACAAAAGCAATCATATCACAACCAGTCGCTGTTACATCAATCTTAACAGGAACAGGTCTCTTCGGCACAGCAAACTTCAACGGTAAGGCAAATGCCGTCACAAACAAAACAATAATCAAACCAGTAATCATAAAACTCTCCTTTTTTATTAACTATACACTTATTATAAACTATTTTGCAGGGAAGTCAATACTTTTTTAGAATTAATTCCCTTGAAAATAATAGGGGAATAACCCCTATTATAGATAAGTCGGACCAGTCCAACGAACAGTATCCCAAGTCTCAGGTTTAAACAAGTTACCACGGGATTTTTTGAATTTAGCAGAAGGTTCTGGGTTAATACAGAACTCGCCAGTAGATTTTTCAATATAACCCCAAGTATGACCAGTGCAAGTAGGACTGACATTACGAGAAGCAATACGAATATATTTTAATTTGTTATCAGTAAAAAGCGACTTACGAAACTCAGCAACTCGTTCGTCTTTTTTCTCAGCGATATCAAGATCGTCTGCCCAAGACTTTGAGTAGAACTCGTCATAAGAAAAAGCAATACAGTCAAATAATTTATCAATTTCATTTATCATATTTAATACTCCTATTAATCAATCAACTTATACTTATATTATATACCACTTTGCAGAAAAGTCAAGTCTTTTTTTCGGATTTTTAATAGTATTTTTTTATGATTATAATAAAGAAAATTTATGATTAGAAATAGTGAAACTCAATTACCCCACGAAAAACATCATTAGTGCAACTCGTATGGGTAAAAGGTTGGTTAGTATTACACCAAACACCACGATTATCTCTAGAATATATTTTGTTGCCGTTTATTGTAGTGTATCCATCATTAGCATTTATAAAATACAATAACACTTTATGATCAAACTCAAATGTGTAATCAGGTGTGAATTCTTTTATTCCCCCAATAGTTCTATTGAAAAGAGATGCTCGTATTTGAACAAAACCATTTGCCATAAGTTTTTTCATGAATGGTTTTATTTGATTAGAGTATTTGCTCACGAAACCATAATTGTTGTAAAAGAAATGATTAAAATAAATTAAGTCGTCTTCTTTATCATCATGGTTGTGATACCAGTCGAATTGTTTTCCTAACAGCAGATTTATTAAATTTTGAAAATCATTAACTTCTAAAAAGTTATCTTCTATTCTATAATCTGATGTAATTTTTTTGGAAACATCATTAGGATTTTCTCTACTTCTTTCCATTATGCAAAAAATAACTGAATTGAATGTCTAATTGGTGCTATATTAGTTGTCTTTGTTACACAATGAGGTGTATGTTCAGTTTGATAAACCATTAAATTTCTTTCTGGTATGATTGTTTTTATTTCACCGTCATTATACTTATACAATCCACCCCATTCTTCTTTCCAATCATTCAAATATATAGTTGCTCCCTCATTAAAATTTTCATCACAATGCCACCCAATAGAACTTCCTGGTGTAAAGTAATAAAACATCATAAGAGTTGGTTGGTATTCTTTGAAGGATTTGGTAATGATTTTACCAATTTTTGAATTTGGTTCGATTGTATGAATTAAGAGAGAGTTATTATCTGTTTTTTCAGTTAATTCTCTTATTATTTCTTTACACTCTTTTTCAGTTTCTTCATCCAGATGTTTAAAAAATTTATATCTAGGATCGTCTACATAATCTTTATTAGAAGCATCCATTAATGTATCTGCTTCTCTCTTAAAAATTTTTTTTGATTCGTTTGATAGAAAATTGTAATCTTCTTCTGATAGAAAATTACGAGTCCATGTTATCATTTTTTGTTCTTTCTTCTTTTGCTATGAATACTCCTTTTCTATCAATATAACCATCATTCATTAAGTCAATTACAATATCATTCATACCATCAGTATATCCTCTTTGATTGCCAAAGTAATAAGAAGCACCAGTTGCGAATGCTAAAAATACAAGATATACAGTAGTTTGATATTCAATTAAAAATTCCATTAGTTCTCCAATTTTTTGAGAAAGTCTTTAGTTCTCATAGCAGTAATATTTATTCCTTCAATAGTTTTCACATCACCTATGTTCTCATCAGGAACAACAAATATAAAAGTAACATTTTTGTTTTGAGAGGCAAACCATTCTAAGTATCTAACTCTATGATAGTTATCCTCTTCTCTTGCATGAGTTTCTGGTCCATAGTTATCAGTATTCTTAAATACATTATCTACTGAAATATCACCAGACAAAATAAAATCAAAACCTAAACAATATAAAACATCGTGTTTCATTTTGATTGCTTCTCTCATCGCAACCATACCTGCATTATTTCTACGACCAGTGGTTTCTTCCCATCTTTCTTCTTCGGGTGGAATAATTAAAGATGCTTTATGTAAAACATTTTCAAGCAACTCACCAATCATACCTTCATCAATAGCAACTAAAAAGTCATAGTTTTTAAACTCTCGATAAAGAGCATTGCAACCAAACTTCTTTGCTTGATTACCAATTAAATCTAAATTAATATGCTTACGAGTAACTCCGTTACCAATTATGACTGCTGGATTCATTACCAATTCGCTCCAAGGTTAGGGAATGCTTCTTGAACCAATTTCTTAGTAAGACCATTATATTCTAGTTTCTTATTCTTCATCATTAATACAACCTTAGCATCTCTAGGATCTAACGATTGTAATAATTCAATAAACAACATTTCTCTTCGTAAAGGTTTTAATCCTTCATTACCACCTTTAACAAAAAGATACATTCTTCTTAACTCACCTTGTAAGTCAATACAACCCTCGTCATCTTCTTCTAATGCTTTATAAGGTGGATTTCCCTCAGGTAAATCAAATACGATGTTAGGATCGTAAGTATAACCTAAGACTTGTTTTAATGCAGGACTACTATAATGATGTAGAACTGCTATCTTGTCCTTTCTGCTTTTAGCATTATGGACTTCTTTAAACATATGATGAAATAATTTATTCATATAATAATTCCCTATCTTCCCATTCACTTCGAATACCACTCCAACCATAAGCAATCGGAGAGTATTCATAAACTTCATTTTCAAAATAAGATTCTACTTCTGCAAACTCTTCTTCAGTTAAGTCGGCAACTTCTTTACCATAAACTTCTTCAATGCGTTCACGAATAGAATCTATTGCTTGTTCGTAAAACCAATCTTCAACTTTACTCATTCTATGCCAATCAAAACTCACTGATAACCTCCATTAAGTTCTTTAACTTATTTTTGATGAAGTAGTTTAATAAACCACCTCGTTTAGGAACTTCGTAGTTATTAAACATAGTAATTATATTATTACTTATATCATCAGGTATATAGTCTAAATCTACAAGTTGTTGATTGCGTTTATAATTACGAAGCATGTCACCCTCACAAAAATCTTCAGGATTCATATCTAACCACTTCTCTAGTTTCTTTGCCATAATCGGTGCTTGTCTACTGTGACTTACAATCGCACTATCCTCAGATAAAATATTAGGAACACCATCACCTCTATCGCCACGGATAATATGTTCTTTTAAATAACCCATAGGATTACTCATACGAATCCACTTACGAGTGATTGGTGAATACTGATCAACATTCGCATATTTTTGTAGTTGTTGAAAGTCTTTATCAGATGAGTAAATTAAAATCCTTTCAGTAGTATCATTATTCAATAGATTACCAAACTCTTTACACAGTGTGCCGATGATGTCATCTGCTTCTGCTTTATCTACTTGAATAACTTTGTAAGGGAAATATTCTTTTACCTCGTCACGAATTTTATTTAACACACCGTAAACTTGATTCCAATCAATAGGTGATTCGTCACGACTTTCTTTTCTTAATGCTTTATAGTAAGGAAAGATATCTCTTCGCCAATAGTGTCTATCATCAGCACAGATAACTAACTCACCATACTTCTCTTTATAATCATTGCGGATTAATCTCAGACTATTTAAAATCTGATGTCGCATTAAGTCCTCTTCAACAGTCGTATTCTTGCCCATCTGCATCATAGCATTGGCAACCATAATCTGACTAAAGTCAACTAATATCATAATATACTCCGAGAGGTTTATCTCGTAGGAAACCTCATATTGTCATCCATTTCCTTAGTCCAAACCATACCCATATCTGGATAGAAAACTCCAATCGTTCTCTTAGGAAATCCTTCTTCATCAAATGCCATAGCAAGACATTGTCCCATTACTGGATGTTGTTCTTCATCACCCCAATACGGTGCAACATAATCGCCATTGGCAAGGTAATACTCAAGTTGGCGAATATAACCTTTACAAGACTCAGACTTAGCAAGTCCTTTCTTATCTAAACCTTTTCGCCAATTATATAAATGTTCTTTAGCAAGTTCTCTTTGATGTTTAATCCAACCTCTTACAGTCTTGCGTGATAGTTTATGATCATCCTCAAGTGCTAATATTGAATCGTGAACATTTTTATACTCTGGTGCTTTCGTTGTCATTTACTCTCTCCTCTGCATCTCTACATATTAACATTAGTTGCCTATACAGTTTATTGTATCGGAACTCCCACTTTTCTGATATCTTTTTTTGCTCTTCATATAATGCTCTGTAATCTGGTTTCTTCTTAAAGAGTCTGAAGACCGTCCAGTGTTTACAATGCTCAGATTTACAATTAAAGAATCTTCTGATTTTTGCTATTAATTTTTTCATACTCACCTATTATAATATACTTTAGAAAAAATGTCAAATTATTTCTTGAGGGATTTCAAAAGATCTGTCCATTCAGCAGCACGCAAGTCCCAGTTATAAAAGTTATCAACCCAATTTTTCTGGAAGATTAATTTCTTTTGTAACATTTCGTCACGATGTTGTAGAACAGCAGCATATAGATTATTCGCAAAGACATTCGCATGTTCATTTAAATCTTCTGACCACTGATACATTCTTGCGAAGTTACCAGTTGTTTCAGTCAGAGCAGTAAAGTTAGGACATACCACTTCACACCCAGCACTCATTGCTTCAAGTGCAGAGATACAAGAAGTCTCTGGCCAAATACTAGGATAAGCAAATATATGTGCTTCTTGTAATGCTTTCCTTACTACATCGTTGGGTTGGTAACCATGATAAGTCATATTAGGATGGTCTTTGATTTGTTGAAAGAGTTCTTCATAAGGTTTATCTCTTTCTTTCCAACCATATGCTTCAAACGATGAGTAAACATCTAAATGAATATTAGGGAAGTGTTTAGCAACTTCTGCTACACCTGCATAAACTAAATTCAATCCACGATGAGGAGTAGTGTGATAGATAATACGAATAGTATCTTTGTCTTTTTCTTTGAACTCAATCGGATCTATCGCATTCTTTATTACTCTTGATTCGGCATAAGGAACACCCAATGCTAGATTGTAAGTTTGTAATTGATAGTTTGATACGAAAACTAATTTAGCAAATCGTTTTCTTTGTTCGGCATCTTTTAGATGTTGAGATTCTGGATCATCCCAAGTATCATGTAACCAAAGTATGTTTGGTTTA